CGAGCCCCCTACGACCCTACGCAACTCAACCTAGCTGAAATCCAGCTAAGATTTGCAATGGCATTGATCAGGCAGGCTTGTGACCGCTTCACCGATACCACAATTAAGGCCGTCATGCAACAGACAGCCTATGAGGTCTTCAAGGCCGATATGGCGCACGCCAGGGTCAACAACCCATTCGGGATTGCCCCTGCTGCGGCCGACGCCCTGGAAAAACTAGGAATAGCCACTGACCCTTTCGCTACACGCCTACACACGCATGCTGAGTGCAAGGCTATAGAAAACCGCATGCTAGAGGTTGTCGGGCATGCGCTACCGAAGGAACCCGTTACCTTCTACTTCCTCAAGAGGGTCAAACTACAATACCTCAGGCGAGACCCGCGGATTAAGGATATTTTCAACAATCACCTAATTGAACCGCGGGACGTCGCGAGATACGACCCGGACACCTTGAGGGGCCACATCACCGCACCCACCACCCCAACCGTGTACATATCAGACGCGCTACACTTCCTACCGTTCCACTTCCTAGCGTCCATGTTCAAGCACAACCCAATTGTGCACACGGTCCACGCCACTATGGTCCTACCACCCGAGGCCCTATACAAACACCCTTCACAGAACCCAGATCTATACTCAATCAACTACGACTTCGAGGGGTTCCAATACATACCAGGGTCGCACGGGGGCGGCGCTTACCACCACGAGTTTGACACACTCAAGTGGTTACGTGTCGGAAAGATAGTCTATTTTGACGAGCACTACAAGCGTCGACACTATATCACAGTCCAAATGACAGAAAGCCTCGGGGCCAACCATATGTTCACATTTACCCGAGGCGATATGCTCACACCAAGAGTGCGGACCTTCCGGCAGGGGGAGTTTGTCACACTACCCCAACTTTTCCACCCAAAACAGCTAAACTCCACCCGTCCCATCCCTGCCACCTTCGCCATGCAGCTGCTCCTGTACGTTAAGAGCGTCAAAGAAGTAACGCACCGAGACGTCTTTGCAAAGATTCGACAGCTTATTCCCACGCAAGACTTGCACAGATGGTCCCCCGACGAACTGGTCCACATAGCCAACTTTTTCTTTTTCGCCTCCAAGCGTGACGCCCTTAACAGCTATGACCAGGTCGTAGACTCCTCTCTCTTCACGCGCTGTTTCCGGGAGTTCAAGAGCCAGGTGCGCACATTATGGGAGACCCTATGTGGCAAGAGTGACTTCCGCAAATTGATGGAGATGCTCGACTGGAAACCGTTCACGTATTCCATCGAAGTCACCGAGGAGGTTGTGGAGACCCCATGGTTCTCAAAACCCACACCCTTCCATGCCATGGACATTGACCCATGGCAGTTGCCTGAGGAAGAGCCAGATGACTCCGAAGAGAAAGACCACGCCGACCCCTGCCCGGCACCGTTGGCTGCCACACCCTCGCACACATCTGACGAGGCCGCCAATCTTCCATGGGGCCCGTGCCTCAATTTGCTGCATCAGTGCGGGTTCAAGGGCACTTATAGGCAGTATGACCCAGAGGGCAACCTAATCTTTCCAATCATGGATTTGCAGGCCCTCGACGTGGCACGACTGCCATCACAGTTTGCCACCCTTCAGAAGAAACTTGAAGACATTAGACGCCAGCCGACAATGCACACATACTGCCACAAAAGGGCAGGCGCCTACGCGTCCGATGTCAAGAACAACAGGGTAGGCCTCGCCACTCGCAATCAGACTCTCGAGTGGAAACAGACTTTCGCTGCGCGCTGCGAAAGTGGTCCCCGCCAGCTGCCAACAGTCGTCATTCATGGCGCCGGTGGGTCCGGGAAGAGTCAGTTCCTCCAAGCATTCCTGCGTGACCAGGAGAGGAACTATGATAAAATATCCATTGTCACACCCACAGTAGAGCTTAGGGCCGACTGGATGCGGAAAGTTCCCAACATTAATATCCGCTGTTTCCGCACACACGAGAAAGCTCTACTCCAGCCAGCCTCCCCGTTGGTGATCATCGACGATTACACTAAAATCCCAACGGGTCTCATAGAAGCTTACGTCATAAGCCACCCAGAGATAGAGGCTGTCATACTAACAGGAGACCCACAGCAGAGCTATTACCATGAGACCTGCGATCAGGCCATGATAGCCTCTCTGGAACCAGCCTCAACATGCTTCGAGAAGACTTGCCGGTACTACATCAACGCCACACATCGCAACCGTCAAGACTTAGCCAACAAACTTGGCGTGTACTCTGAGGTCGAAGGGGAGACCAGAATCACCCTCAGCGGCCTTACTGTGCAGGGCTGGCCGCTGCTATCCCCTTCTCAAGCTAAGAAAGAATGTCTCCGGGAGCTCGGTAACGTGGCCTATTCCTATGCGGGCTGCCAAGGTCTCACCACACCGTGTGTGCAGATCCTTCTGGACAACAATACGGCCCTCTGCTCCAAACAAGTCATGTACACGGCGCTTTCCAGGGCCCGGGATGCTATTCACTTCATCAACACGGGGCCCACCTCCGCGGACTTCTGGGACAAAGTCTCCTGCACCCCCTACCTTAGCACATTCTTAGACATGACTAGAAAGCAGCCCCCAGCAGCGGCCCCCCTTGCTGAACCGGAAGTGGTCGAACCCGCAGCGCCTACCACCCACTTCCCAATAGAGAACAAAGACTCGCTCTTGGAGCCCCTAGTGTCCCAACTGAACGAAAAATTTGACAGGGAGCTCTACGATAAGAAACATGGCCACACGAATACCATCCAAACCGAGGATACTGTGGTCCAGCTCTTCCAACATCAACAGGCGAAGGACGAGGCCCT